CGACCAAGTTGCCACGCCGTCACCTGCGATGCGATAGCGTTCAGTCGCCGTTCCGTTTCCACTCCACAAAGTAATTGAATTAGATGCACTGGTTCTAGGAATCAGCACCAAGTCGCCATTGGTAGCCCCAGCTAAAGTTGCTGTTGCCATACCGATGTATCCAGCAGTCTGAGTGGCAGGTGCGGAAGCAATGTCTCCAAATCGAATCGGAACACCGTTTGCGTCATTAACGACAAAAACGGTTGTCGGACTCGCCGTATTGATACCCACCCGATTGTTCGCGCTGTCCACCTTCAGCGTCGAGGTATCAACCGTCAGATCGCCGGTGATGGTGGCGTTACCAGGGACCACGATGTTGTTACCACTCGGCCCAACAGCCGTGTACAACTCCGTGAAGTTGCTGTTCGTATACTGGAAAGCCGTACGCAACGGCGTTCCAGTCCCGTCATTCGGGGCCGCACCAACATTGATCGTTTGCTGTGACATAATCGTTTATTAAAGGAATTCAGTCATGTCCGCCGTGATAATCGTCGCATCCGCCGTAACAGTCGTCAGATCCGCCGTTATATCCGCCGAACCACCCAAAGTAGCAGCCTCCCAAAGCAAGCCAATCTCCAGCAGATTACGCTCACGAGGACTCTTACACGAAGCCCCCCAAGCCTCCGCAATCAAACCAGCCGCATCACTACAGGAGATGTTGGCCATGTGCTTTGTCAGAAATCATTCAAGATCCACCACACCGTCCCATCAGACATGATGGTCAACGCCTTGTACTGAGTCGCCAAACTCTTCGTCGTCGCACCATCAATCGTCTCAGACGCATACCCGTCAATCGTCACCGCATTCGCGCTGACATCCGTCTTCTTGAAAGAGTAAATCCTCCCGGCAACCAATCCCACCGGAGGCAACGTCACCGTGATCGCTCCAGCGGTCGCATTGCACAACAACAGATAATCGCCACTGACCACATTGCTAGTAGCCGTCACAGTCCGATACGTCCCGCGACCAGCCACACCGCCAGCCAGCAAACTCGCAACGCGATTCTCAAGGGCGAGCTTCCCAAGCTCAACCTCCCAAGGAGACCGACACCCAAACGGTGCCGCCTCATTGATCAGCGTCTCCGCTTCGTCACAAGTAATAGCAGCCATACGATTATTACATCATCGGTCCAGCACCACGCCGCATCACCTCGGCAACAAATCCCTCACGCTCTCCGCCCTCCTCCATCTCCCCCTCCTCGCCCTCCTCCTCATAACCCTCGGCGAGCTTCTTGCCCTTCGACTTTTTCTCGTACCCTGGGATGGCCACTCCATCCACCTCGATCAGTTCAGCTTTGCCACCCTTCCCAAGAATGATCGTGGCCATCGTCTGAAACGCTTCGCCCTCCTTCAGATTCTCAGGAACCTCAACCCCCTCCGGCAACATGAACTTCGGCATACAAAAGAGACTCGTGTCATCAACAACAATGTCAACGAAAAACCCCCGGCCAGACTTTTCATCGTCCAACCGGGGGCCGCAGCGTTCTGCCGCTATCCCAATGAGTCAACCGTAACAGAATACCCAGCAGCCAATCTGGCCCACTCAATCACCACGGTCAAAAGAAAAATCCGCAAACCCTTTCGGATCTGCGGATTCTCGCGTATTGCTCAGCGTGAGCGTTAGCTGCAAATGATCTGCGTGAGCGCACCAGTGCAACGACGGAAGATGATCGTCATGCCCTGGTTCGTGAAGATCGGCTCCGGCGCGTGAATGAACTCAGCATAATGCTGACCCTTCTTCTCCAGCGGATCAGCACAATCCACATCGAGCTTGTAAGCACCAGTCACCCACTGCCACTCACCCATGTAGTTGGTCGGCATCCAGCTCAGATCGCCAACCCGATTCACGGGGCGAACGATGTGCGACTTGAACACATACGGAGTCACCACAAACGCGGCCTCGTACGGAGCAGTCACCCACGAAGGATTCACGCTGAACACAGTACCCTTCGTACCAGACGAGCTGGTGAACGGCTGCACCAACGTGTACTTGCCACCACCATAGGTAAACCGAGGCGGGAACAGATTCGGCACATGGCGGAAGTTCTTGATCACACGGTTCGCACCAATGCGCTTCAACAACTCCGCACCAGTCCCACTGCCCATGTCCGCATAACGCAGATCATCACGGAACGCAGGATTGTTCTGGGCGATCCGCTGAGACGCCTCCAGACCGATGTACAACGGGAACACCGGACCATCGCTCGAGTAGCTGATGAAACCACTCGAATCAGGATTCGTCGCACCATTGCGGATCAACGTGGCAGCAGCCACATCCAGCATCTCCTGGGTCAACTCGCTCGTCGACTGATTCAACGACTGACCAGACGATCCAGTCTGAACCCACGGCAACTCGTTCACGCCAGACGGAATCGTCTCAACCTGGGTGAAAGACGAGTCGGCCACAGCCTTGATCGCGAACTTCGCGAACATATTCTGATACCGAGTCTCCCACGAACGCTGAGCGCGAATCGACAGCTTCTCCAAGTACACACGGAGAAACGCCTCAACACGATGATCAAAAGTCAGATCATCCTTACACAGAAGCGGTCCCTTCAGCGCAAAACGCTCAGGAGACCAAGTGACCGCATTGTAACCCACAGGAACATCGTTGTAGGTCACATCGCAAGCACCACCGTTGTCACCGGGATTTCCAGTAGCCAACGTGATCGCACTCCACTCCTCAGCCGCAGTCGGCTCAATCGAAGTGGTCGTGAAACTGGTCTGGGTCAAACCAGTACCCTGCGGATACTCACCACGCTCAATCATGTTGAGCCACATCGAGCGGTACGAAGCCCGCTTGTACACATCCTGCGCCAGCGACTCCGTCGCCACCGCAAAAGCGTTAAAGACATTCGGACAAGCCATATACTAAAGTTGTTAAACCGACATTGAACCGACTCTAGAAGAAGGCCAACGATCCACTCATGTGGACCGGTCCTTCAGCACGGACGTCACTTCCGCTTAGACAATCGGATGTCCGACCACCACATCCATCGCTTAAGGTCGAACGCTTGCTACCACCACCTCAAGAGATGTAAAGCCAAAAATACCAAAAATTTTTGAGGGGGGTATCGTAAACGAAACCCACCCGCAAAAGGGGTGCCAGGTCGCCTATCCTGCTATCCTATTACCACAACAAAAACAATCCTTTTTCTCTATTCTATTTGTTTATCCTCTGCCACTGTAATCACTTTATCCGGCAAAGCATTTAACAGATTAATTGACACTGTAGCATTCTCCGATTGATCATTCCATCCGAAAACTAGAGCGGATCGCTTAGCTAAGGAGCTTAGAACCTGTTCTCTAGTGTTCTCTTCCCGAATATCACTTATGTCATATTTATCGACTCTTTCTAGTGTTGATACGGCGTCGCTTGCTAGTTTTGAGCGAACCAGTTTTGACAGGCTTTCGATTGATTGTTCTATTACAGGGTTTCTCTTTTCTAAGGAAACCTCTTTCACCTTCGACACAATCTTCGAGAAGCCGCTTCGGACGGCCCGTTGCTCCAAGGTTGCTTTCTTTATTTGCAAATCGTTTGCAATACGTTCCCAGCTATCCCCTGCCAGTCGTCTCGCTTTTGCGGCTTCCCATTGTTCGCTTGTAACCTTCACGCTGACAGCCTACCGGCTCAACCTTCAGGCATCAACCTTCACCTTCGACAAACGAATTCCCCCTTGGCGGCTCCGCTTCGCTCCCATCCCCAGGTCGCTCCGATCCCATCGAAAAACCCCAACAAATCCGGCCCTTTTCCCCATCCTGAAAAAAAACTCTAAAAAACTCTTGCGCTCCGTTTCCCCCTGGTCTAGTCTCTTTCCCGTGAACAAAAAACAGCGTCTCGAATCCCTCGCAGTCAACGCAACGCTAGCCTTGGCCCTCCTTTGCTTGGGCTTTCTCGCTTTCTTCGTTTTCTTCCGTTCGCAACTGTAACCTTCACCAATCAAATCCCATGAACTACCCTGAACAAATCCCCGCCACCTATTCCGCCGATTCCGCCTTGGAACGCGCCTATCGCATCGGATGGAATCATGGCCACGGAATCGCTTGTCACAACGTGCCTTCGATCGGCGATTCGATCGATCGATCGGTCGACTGGATTGGACTTGGCAAAACCGTCACGGCGGAAAATATCGCCGAGTATCACGAGGCTCTTTGCTTCGCCGCCGAGTCCAATTCACGAGACTTCACACCCTTCGAGTTTGTCGCCCATGAATTGAACGAAGGCGACGACTCCGAATCGCTTTGGGAGGCTTTCGAGGCTGGCGTCTCCGATTCGATCCGGAACGATTTGAAGTCCTATTCCTACGCCGTCGAAACGGTTTGATTCCCGACGATTCCCCATGGGAAACCATGGGGAATGATCGGCGATCATGCCGAATCACAAAAACAATCCAATCCCATGAAAGCAAATTGTTACCTCGCCCCGCATTCCAAAGTTCGCCGCACGTTTCCCCGTCTCCACGAAGCCTCGTTTTACGTTTCCGGGGAATCCCCGGAGCCTATCGTCAAGGTTTACGGTTCGATTGAGCGGGGGCAATGCCACGCCGAACTTGCAAGCGGGGAATATCTCACCGTTCCGACGAACAAAGGATTTATCCTGTCGGCCCACGAAGTCGAAACGTCCGCAATGCTCTCCCGATAAACCCCAATCCCATCAAATCCCATGACAACCATGACACTTGCTCCCCGTTTCCGTTCCCCGTCAATCGATGCAATCGAATCCGCTTTCCCCGGCAAAGGAAAAGCGGCGAAAGCGATTTTCCGCATGACTCGCTCCGAACTGGAATCGCTCCCCGCCGGGGAAGCGCGCGTTCGGGAATGCTATCATGCCCCGACGACTTCGGACCTTCGTTTGACCTGTCTCGACGCGCTTCTCGGGACTTTCGGTGTCGAGGCTTTCCAGACTAGAAACGGTCGCTGGGTCGAATATCTAAACACTGGCGACACTTATGATCCGACGATTGTCCGCATGGGCGGACACTATCGCATCGCATCATGGGGCGACATTGCCGAAACCCACGGTTCGCTCTGATTCCCCGCGCGGCTTTCCACGGGGAAACCCTGGGGAGCCTGGCGGCGAATCAAATCCGATTCCCGATCACACAAAAAACAAATCCCATGACCAAAAACGAAGAAATCCAAATCCTCACCGCCGCCGCCGATAGTCTCGGCCCCGATTCCTATTGCGGCTCCTGGTTGCGCGAGCAGATTCCCTTTATCGAATCCGACATTAAATCGGACATTGAACCTGGAATCCTGGCCTCCGCATCGATCCAGGCTTGCGGGCAACGCTGCGACGAAATGCGTGCGAGGGCCATCGAAGAGCGCGACCGAATCCTTTCCGATGCGCGAAAAGAAGCCGATCAAATCCGCGCGCAAGCGGTCCGGTTTAACGAACTGCAGCGGGATGAATTGAAGCGGACATTGCGTGCGATCCTTGAACGGATTTCCTGATTCCCCGCGCGAGGCTATCGGCAACGGTGGCTTCTGGCGGGTAATCAAACCCGATCACACAAAAACGAATCCATGAAAACTACTGTAACATCCTATCAGTTCGTCGAGGCTTTCCGCGCCGCTGGCCGCGAGAGTCAATTCACTCGCGCCGCTTTGTTCGCTTTGTTCGATTACTTGGAGCAATGGGAGTCGGATTGCGACTCCGAACTAGAACTAGATCCCATCGCTATTTGTTGCGATTTCTCAGAGCATGAAACCGGGATTGATGCCGCGAAAGAATACGGCGAAGAGTTTTCGGATGAGGATGAGGCTTTGGAATGGCTCCGCGATCAAACGATCGTGATCGGATTTGATG